TTATAAATTTTTTGATATTTCGGAAGAGGCGAGCGAGGCAATTTTTGAATTTAATTCTTTAGTAGCCTTGTCTATGACATGAGTATAAGTCGACATCGTCGTGGCCACATTGCGGTGGCCTAACCGACTAGAAACGGCCACAACCGAAATCGTAGGATCATTAAGAAGCATGGAAGCGTGAGAATGGCGCAGGTCATGCAGGCGAATTTTTTTAACCCCAGAGCGCTCTATAAATGAGTTAAAGCGGTCACTAATAGATTGAGTTGCAAGAGGCTGCTTTCCACCAAAGAGATAAGGGCCGCCAGAACGCGCACAGACAGCCTCCAGTTCCTGGAAGGTTAATTCATCCAGGACAATCGTCCGGACGCTTGCTGCGTTCTTTGTAGGCCCTATACCATCAATCCTACGTCGAAATGATTTATTTATTTTTACGCGATTACCAGGCAGCAGGTCGTCACATGTTAGAGCCATTGCTTCACCGCGACGCATTCCAGACCAGAAGAGCAGGCGAAACAATGCGTGATAAACAGGGTGGTCAACAACAGAAATAAATTGATTGAATTCGTCGACCGTCCACACCTGCATAGTTTTAACTTCATCCGGCCGTTTTTTGAATGGCCGTAAGATTGCAGCTGGATCCTGTAGGCCATAAGCCTGGAACCCAAAGTGAAAAATAGACTTGCACAGCGTCAATATATTATTTTTTGTTGTGCTGGATAATTCTTGCTCCGACAACCAAACGCGCCAGGTTTGCATGATAGGCTTCGTGATGTCGCGCACATCAAGCGGAAGAAGCGTCGCCATATATTTATTAAGACGGCGGTCGCGAAGATCACGCGTTGAACGCGTCACCTCCAGAGTATCGAAATAGGTTGTAGCAAGGGCCTGGAAGTCAAAGACATTCCGGCATAATTTATCGCGCGTTTCACGTTCCCAGGCATGCGCCTCGCGTTTGGTAGAGAAGCCGCGTTTACGTTTAGCGCGTTGTTTTCCATCCTGGTCGCGATATTTCACCTGGGCATAATATTTTTTAGTTTTTGGATCTAAAATAACTGACATAATAACCTCCGTTTTTGTTTGACAGAACCGGCGGTCTATGTTTGTATTAGGAACATAGAAAGGTTACTGGTCAAACCTTTTCTGGCAAGAAAAAGCAGAATTCACACGCGCACGTTTTCACCTTCCGAGAGAACACAGGGCGCAAAGTTGTTCTGCTTTTTTATTTTCTATTTGAAGCGTCTGCGAATTTCCACAACCTCACCGATGATAATAACGGGTTTATCCTCCACATCTTGTGGGCTGAATATCATAGGCTGAAATGTTGGATTGTAAGGCATGAGAGTAATGCCGGCATCGTTGATAATAAGACGTTTGCAAGTTGCCTCGTCGCCATTCACTTTTACGATCGCAATTTTGCCAGAAGCAACGACAGGGCTGTGCTTCACGATGAGGATATCACCATCGAGGATATATGGCGCCATAGAGTCGCCTTTTGCGATTAAGCCGAAGTGCCCAGTTGCCTGGCTTGGCACAACCTCTATCCATTCGATAATATCTTCTATTGCTTCGATAGGTTCACCGCAAGGCACTACGCCCAGGACTGGTATTTGAGGAGCATGCGCAGGAGAAGCTGCAGCAAGTTCGTCGCTGGCCATTTTCTTATATAATTCTACCAATTCAAAGTTTGATAGTTCAGAGATAGGAGGAACCTCCGTGTCGATATTTCTGGCAATAAAGAAATCATAAGCGCGCGTTATATCTTCGTCGTCGACCGTAATAAAGTCGTCGTTTTCAGCATAGGCAACAAGGCCCATTAAGCGCTGTGGATCCATATTCATACCTTTAGCCAATTTCTGGATGATTGCAAGTGATGGAATGACACGCTTGCCGGTATTTTCCGGTATAGTGTCATTTTCGAGGACGGAAACGTAGGAACGACTGAGGCCACAAAGGTCGGCGAAGTCGCGGACGGATAATTTGTGATTTTTTCTGTAATTCTTAATCAAATCCGACAGTTTCATTTTTATATCCTTCTTTCGACCACATTTTACAACATTGTCCAAAATTTTGGTAGAAAGTTGTTGACAAAATAAGTCCAAAATTTTAGACTGTAACCACAGGAGGTTAAAAGATGAAGTACAAGATTAAAGAACTTCGAGAAAAAAAGGGGATATCCCAAGACGAGTTATCGAAACTATCCGGCGTCAGCAGATCACTGATTGCAGAGCTGGAGGGCAACGCAAAGTACAGTCCAACGGTTAACACATTGCGAAAAATCGCGGACGCACTAAACGTTAAAGTCCAGACTCTTTTTTTGCAAGAATAGTCCAAAATTTAAGACAGAACAGAAAGGAGGAAGCATGAGAGAAGCAACCACAACAACGGCTCGCGAAGTTATTGGAAAAACATACCTAAGCATAACCGATATACAAACGGTTCTGGGAATGACGAGAGAGCCTGCGAGAATTCTTTTTCAAAAAGTGAAAGCACGAGAAAAAGAGAAGCTGGGAGAATATGACGTCTGGCCGAACATGATCCAGAAAGAGAATTTATTAAAAGCGATACACATAACGCAGGAAAACTTGATGAAAGACATACAACTGCGAGAAACGCACGAAAACAAAAAAGCGCCGGCCGACCAAGACGAGCGCTAATCCGATGAAGAATATCATCGAGCAGATTTTAACACAAAAACAGAAAAGAGAAAAAAAACAAAATGATCGAGGCAATTTATAAAGACGGAACTACATCGCTAAAAGTGAAAGGAACACAGAACGAAATCGTACACGAATTCGCAGCAATTCTTAAACAACTGGATATGTTAGAGGATATAAAGCCAATCGCAAAAGCATTGTCTAAAACAATAACAAACAACCAGATTAAAGCGGAACGCCAAGAAGAACAAAGCGAAAGCGAAAAGTACAGCGAACTGATAGAAATTTTAAACGAAATGAAAAAGGCGGTAATTGAGTATGCATGCAGAAAATAAACTGAAGAACTTAATCGGACGAATTGAAGAGTTTGCAGTTTACGGAATGTTCCTGCTGTTCTTAATCAAAGCCTTCACATTCGCGGTAGGGATTGACCTATGGTAAGAATTGCCGGCGGAATTGAAATTCCGACAGAGTGGGCCAAGAAGAAAACAATCCTGGAAATGAACGAGGCCCAGGGAAACAAACTCAATGAACGAATGCTCCGTAAATACATACAGATTTTTAACCAAGCCTACGACAACAGAAACAACAGAGAGTACGTAGTTCATAGCTGCACATTAGGGTACAAAATCACGACAGACACGGAAGAGATTAAGCGGTCAATAACAGACAACGACAGACGCGCAATCACAATGCTACAGCAAACGAAAAAGGTCAGAAACCTGTTAGGAATGAAAGACCAAATCTCAATGATTAACGATTTATAGAGCAATTTAACAAGAAAGGAAAAATCAATAAATGAAATTAAAAAAGGTCACAATTGACAATTTCAGAAACATAGTACATGCAGAACACAACCTCGAAGATTTGAACATTTTTCAAGGGCCAAACCGACAAGGAAAAACAAACACAATCCTGGCCGTCTACTGGGCAATAACAGACTTCCTGATGGATGGATCAAGCGACTTCGCGAGTTTTAAACCACTAGACGACACCAAGAAAAAGGTGAGCGTCGAGTTAGAATTCGACACATTTAAACTCAAAAAAGAATTTTACGAGAAGTGGACGAAAACGCGCGGAAGCGAAGAAGAAACAATGACCGGCCACAATACCGATTATTACATTGACGACATAAAAACAAAGGTCACAGACGCCAAAAAAGAACTAATGCAAAAGTTCGGAATTGACGGAAAAACAGACCTGGCAAAATTCGACCTGCTGCGCGCAGTTATGGATCCATACTACTTAGCCAAAAACGATTGGAAAGTAACGCGCCAATTCATCATCGAACTTGTAGGCGACGTAGAAAACACGGCAGTCATTAACGATAATCCAGAGTTAGAACTGGTCGCAAATAGACTGGCGCAGGACTGGTACGACACAGACAAGTCAAAGAAATTCTACAAGCAGCAGATTAAGAATTCTAACGAGGATATAACGCGATTACAGGGCCAAATTGAGGGCTTGGAAATGGTTAAAGACGTATCAGTAGACGACCTAAAAGCAGCCCAGGCAGAGATTGAAAACATTGATGTAGCGATTGCAAATACAAAGGCTGGAAAGAAAGACACAACGATATCCGACGCGCTACAGAAAACACTGCAGGAATTGCAACAACAGGCACTGGAAATGGAAACGGCCGAGAGAGCCGAAAATGACGCGCAGAACGCCAGCGTAAGAGAAGAACGAGCAATTATTCAAAATAAAATCGCAGCGGCACAGAGAGCAAAAGACGAAGCCAGAAACGAAGCAATAAGAGTAGAAAATGAACTGGCAGACATCGACATGCAGACAAACAGAACAACGCTCGAAATTGCCGACAAAGAAAAGCGTATCGAGAGATTAAGAACCGAATACATCGCAACAAAAAATCAGGCAATTCAGACCGAAGAAGTTGCGTGTCCGAATTGCGGTCACGTCCTAAACCAGGAGGCAATCGAGGCAGAAAAACAGCGCCACAACCAACGTCTAGAGCAACTAGCAGCAGACGGAAAAACGGCCACGTTAGAATTGCAGAATTTACAGTTCAAACTGAAAGAACTTCAAGAGAGAAGTCACGAAATTGAATTAAAGCAGGCTCCAGCAAGGGCAGAATTAAACCGAGCAAATGAAAACCTGCAAGCATACGAAAACGAAGTACATGCAATCAAGGAAAAACCATTCATCGCCAGCGCCGAGTTAATCGCATTAAAAACGCAAATAGCAGACACGCGCAGAGAGCTGGAAAATCAACGAATGATTGAGGCGAAAGACAACAGCGTAAGCGAAGCAATTACAGCGCTACAAGTGAAGAAAGAACTGCCACAGCAAGTGCTAAACCAGCACCATGCATTCACCGCCAATCAGCAGCAAATCGGAAAGATTAAGGCGCAGATTACAGCAGAGCAAAAGAACCTGGTCACATGCGAGCAAGCGGTCGCATTAGTCGAAAGATTTATCCAATTAAAGCTGCAAGCATTCCAGGCACGCATTGAGTCAGTTTTCGGAACAAAGGTTCGCTTCACATTGATAGAAAACAACATCAAAGAGGGAAGCTGGAACGAGGTGTGCTATCCAAGCGTATGCGACAAGGAAACGCCATTCCTGAACGGCTCCGGAAGCGAACAGATTATCACCGGCATTTACATAGCCGAATGCATTAAGGAGAAGTTAAACATTGAAGATTTACCGTATATATTCGACGAGTGCGACAAGTTAGACACACAGAGCCTCAAGGCATTAGAAACAAGCGCACAGATCATCACAACAAAGGTAAACGATATCGAACATAACAAGTTAACGCTAACAGCGAAGAAAGGAAAATAAATAACATGACACATAATAATACACCTGCAGCAGTACAGAGTAATAACCAACTAAGTTTCAAATCAGCAACAGGCCTCGGAAAGGCGCAAGAATACTACATGGCAGAAATTGGAACCATCGCAAATAACAACAAGGTGGCGCTAGACGCGGAACAAGTAACATGCGGAAACAACATGATCTCCGCGATGTTCAACCAAGCAGCAAAAGCCGGCGCTTCATTGAATGGTTTTGACCGAAACGAGATTATTCAAATTTTGCAAAAAGCAACCATGCTCCGATTGAACGTAGCGGCAGAACCACACGAATGCTACCTAATCACGAGAAACCAAAAAGTGGGCGACTCCTGGGTTAAGAAATTCGAGTTCGGAATTGAGGGCGACGGCAACGATAAGCTGCTTCGCAAATACGGAGTCGACGTAAAGAAAGTTCATAAATTCTGGGTTGTAAGAGAACACGACGAGTTCACATATCCAAGTTTTAACGGCCTAGAAATTACACCACCAACATGGAAGCCAAAAGACTACTACGGAAAGGCTGTGAGAGTTGTATATCCAATCGAAAAAACTGACGGAACAATTGAGTGGAACATTGCAGAACGCGAAGAAGTCAAGATCAACCTACTAGCGCATATCAATCAAAACGTCATGAAAAATAAAGACTACACAGAAGCAACACGCGCCAAGTTAACCGAACGCATTGCAAATATGACGCTTTACGAATTATTTGCAGACCAGGAGTGCTTAAAAATTATGAGTCCAGCATGGGCGTCACCACACAGCAGAGAAAGCATGATCCTGCGAAAAATGAGAAACAACGCAACGCGACGCTATCCAAAGGAGTTTAGTTCTGCATTCCAAGAATTAACATACACAGAAACAATCGACGAAACGCCACGTGACGCGCGAATTGACGCAGAACAGGCGCTCGATGCGGAAGTCGAACAACACGCCGGAACGGAACAAATCGCGCATACAGTGCAATTTGACGAAGCCACAGGCGAGGTTATCAACGAAGTAACAGAAGAACCAAAGAAAGAAACACGCGCAACCGCGAAGAAAGCAACAGTAAAGGCAGCAGCAGAAACAGTACAGGAAATCACTGCAGACGACTGCCCATTCTAAGCCACTGAATAGAGAGGACGCGAAAATATGAAAATGATATGTTTCGGAAGTTCCTCTGCAGGAAATTGTTACTACATCGAATTGCAACGCAAAGGCGCCCAACCTCCGGTCAAATTAATCCTGGAGGCTGGGTTGCCATACCGAGAAATAGCCGCAAAGGCAGCAATCAACCAGGTCAAGTTGGCAGAGATTGACGGCGTCCTGGTTACGCACGGACACGCAGACCACTGCCGGTCGGTAGAAGATTTCAAACGCAGAGGCGCGAGAGTTTACGCCAATCAATACATCACAGCAGGCGATCCAGAAACAACGCTAAAAGCAGGCACAACAAAGGTCATAGCACTAGATACAACGGTTATCCCATTCGAGGTAGAACATGACGCAGAAGAACCGCTGGGCTTCGTTATAAGCACAGGAGCAGAAACAATCCTGTTTGTTAATGACTCCAAGTTTTACAAAGCACGCATGGACGGATTGCAGTTTGACTACGTAATGATTGAGGCCAATTATGACGGACAGGTTCTGCACTTCGCACTAGAAAACGCAAAGGCAGAACACGACGCAAAAAACGTGTACAGATACGAGCGAATAATCAACAGCCACATGAGTTTAGCGAATTGCATAAAGCACCTGGAGCGATTAGACCTAACAAAATGCAAGGCGATATTCTTAATGCATTTAAGCGATAGACACGCGCAGCAATTTAAGTTCAAAGAAGAAGTACAGAAAGCAACAGGCGTTCAGACGTTCGTCTGTAAGAAAGCAGGAGGAATGATCTGATGGCAGAAAGAAGAATGTTTGCAAAAACAATAATCGACAGTGACGCATTTCTCGATATGCCGGTTACAGCAAGGCTCTTATATTACGACTTAGGCATGAGAGCGGATGATGATGGGTTTGTCAATTCGCCAAAAAAGACAATGCGCATAACAGGCGCGTCAAGCGACGACATGAACATCCTGATCATGAGAAAATTTATAATCCCATTCGATAGCGGAGTGGTTGTAATTAAGCATTGGAGAATTCACAACTACATCCGAAAAGACACGTACGTTGAAACAAAATACAAAGACGAAAAAGAGCAGCTGATGCTTGACGAAAATAACGCATATACAGCCAAAAAAATGCAGTTGTTACAACTTTGTGACGAATACGTGGACGAGCCGTCGACACAGGTTAGGTTAGGTAAGGATAGGTTAGGTAAGGATAGGATAGAAAAGAATATAGGGGATGCAGACGCACCCCACACACAAGAGGAACCTATTATCCAAACCGAAACCAGCGATGCTGCTGCAGGCAAAAAAAGAAAACAGTTCAAAAAACCTACAGTTGAAGAAATCGAAAAGTTTGCGCATGAATTAAATCTAACAAATCTGGATCCGCAATATTTCTATGACTATTACGAGAGCAACGGCTGGATGGTTGGAAAAAATCACATGAAGGACTGGAAAGCGACCGCCAAAAATTGGAACAGGCGTCAATTCAGCACAAGTAGACAGAGAGGTAATGTGATTAAAATGCCCGACTACATGAGAGAGCAGGTTGATGCAAAGACGTTCGGAGATTTGGAAAAAGAGGGGAAGTGCCCATTTTGATTGGCCAAAAGACAATAGACTTTTTCAAACAAACAACCCCACACCTGGATTTTCAATTGCACTTCCAAGATTTCACAGACGACCAAGTTCGAAAGGCATACGCAGCGTGCCGACCAAATACAGCGTGGGGATTGCTTGATTATCTGTATGAACATGCAACGGATAACGAAGTTAAAGCACATATCACAGGCTTCAAAGACTACGCACACAGAAGAAACGCATTGATGAGATGTGCTGCAATCATAGCTGCACATGACGCAGGAACCAAAGACGAGCTGCAAACCTGGTGGAACACATACGCAGATCCAGATAATCCACTAACAGAAACAGAAGTACAGACGATATGGAGAAAGGACTAAACCATGAAAAAGGAATTTATAATCAACGACAGAAAGAATAATCAACGCTTTAGAATTTCAGCAAACGATGAAAAGATTTATATCCGCGAGGAGAACCCAGAATATCCATTCAATACAATCGGACGAGTGGCAGTGGATAAGTCGGCATTGATCCAGGCATTAATGGAAATTGAAACAGACAAGGCGGTAGGGAAGCATGCCAGAAGTTAGCGCAGAACAAGGCGACAAAATCCCAAGCCTACCGGTTGAGGCTAGAGCAATCCTACACAGATACAAAGAGATACATAAATGTGTAAAAGTTACGCTGGTGAGCGATAGCAATTTGCTAGAATTCGACCGCCAGCGCATGATCCACAAGCCGACAAAGCACGGCCTAGAGGAACGCGTGTATTACGATGAACACATGTACCTGCAAGTTAGGAAAGACGGAGAATTCAAGGCAATGCAGAAGTACACGACATACCTGGTTGATGACTTAATTAAGGCACCATTCGTGATGACAGACCAGGAGTACGTCAATTATTACGGATTTACAAGAGAGGAAGTGGCAGCATGAAGCAGAACGAAAAGAAGAAAAGAAATAATCTCGAATTGATTTATGTGGACGGCGGATATTACGCCGTCCAGGATGACAACGGCCAGTGGCTAGTCATGAAGAGAACGCAAGGGTTAAAAGGGCCGAAGTTCATCGCACAGCGACAATGTAATTCATTGAACGCTTGCCTCGAAGATGTCTATGCAACAAGAAAAATGCAAGGAAACGAAAAAGCAGCTGCAGAAATTGCTCGCCGAATGATTTATCCGAAAATTCAAAGAGGTAAATAACATGGGAAATATGAAGAACAAAGACAAGTACTCTCTTGATAAGTTGACAATTACAGTCACATACACAGCAATAGGAACTGCAGAAGTTAAAGTTTCGGATGGATTAAATTGTATTTTTTGCAGATATTACAACGCCGAAGAATTTACACCACAGTGGACAATTGATTTCGCAAAGTGGCTAGAAAAGAAATATTATCCGACAATACTAACTGAAAAAGAAAAGTCTTATTTATTGTCAGTAATAAAGCCTTATAGACACAACGTGGTAGGAATAAAAAAGGAGAGCATAGAGGGATATAAGCAAGAATGGATATCAATCCAATATAACGACGAAATGAATCAAACATACGGTTACGGAATTGCAACACTTCCAAATTTCAAGACCGGCACAATGTACAAGGGGATGGAAGCAAATAAGTTATATTCATTGAAGGAGCTGGAATTATGAGTAAATACATAGTGCCAATGGAAATTCCGAAATATTGCAGTAATTGCCCGTTTGGACATTTACATTATCACCATCCATTTTGGAAGAAGGAAGCATATATTGATTCGTTTGATGAGAAGTTGAACAATCCCGATACGTATGGTTACGTTTGCAATATTGATTTTTCGGAAAACGGAAAATATACAAAGGTCATACGCGGAAAATGTAAAAGCGAAATAAAGAAACCTAAATGGTGCAAATTGAAAGTGGTGGAATAATGGCGATGAATAGTAGAGCAGCAGAGGTTCACCACCAACTGCAGAACTTCCGCCAGAACATAGAACGCATGCTGGATGCAGGCGATCAATATGCCGAATTCAAAATCAAAACAATAACAGCAAAAGGAAACCAGCCTCGACCAGAACAGGGAGCCTCCAGCGGTTTTTCGCAAGGGCCGACACCTGGAGAGATAGAAGCGCAGCTTGAGAGATTGTACAGGAAGAAGATCCAGGCAGAGGAAAACGTAAACGACGTCGACCGCATGCTCTACGGATTGACCGATGAAGAGATAGAACTGCTAGAAATGATTTACTGGGATAAACTGCCGGTTAGAGCAATAGCCGAAGCGTTGATTATTACCATCCCAGGCGTCTACTGGCGCCGCAACCATATCCTGAACAAGATGGCCGAAAGACTATAAAATTAAAGTTAAGTTTTTGTGTATAATGGTCATGAAGAGAAAATATCTGCAATCTCTTCAAAAGTTGATTATCTGGCATAGACAATCAAATCCTTTCTAAAATTGCAATCGTTCAGAAAACACTAGAAGCCGACAGGAATAAGAACCTGCCGGTTTTTAGTTTCTTTTTCATGTTGATATTTGAAGAAATTTATCAGACCAACGTCGAGCCGCAAAAGCGGTTTACGGTCCTCCTTGTGTAGGCGAGCTTGAAGGTCTGACAAGCCCAGGTTCCGGCAATCTCCTCGTTGCAAAACACCATGATCCGGAGCAAAGCGCGAAGCCACCAGGCAGGTGGACGTGAAACCCACGACCAAATCGCACAGATCACGAAGCAAGCCTCCAGCGTGGTCGATTTTGAATGTAAACAACGCCCAAAAAGGGCGATAAACGGCATAAAAGTGCCAATAATTGAGTTAAAAAACATAGAAAAACATAGTCAAAACAAAGAAAAAGACGCTTCAGCGCCATAATTGGAGGTTACAATATGCAAATTAAACATCAAAATCGAAGATCCAGACAAGAAAGAAAACAGAGAGGTAACCTCTGTGGAAATAAACAGCGCGTCGCAAGCAGAAACGCACGAAACAGCGCGAAGTCGGACGAGTACGAGGAAACACCCATCCACAGAAAACATGACGCCGTTAAACACGCAGAAATGAGTCCGTGCTTTCATTGCAGATATAGCGAACCAGGAACGGTACACATGTGCCCTGGCGTAAGATGCGCAAAATACAAAGCCTGGAAGCATACATATTTGCAGCAAAGATAATATTAAGTAGTAAATATAAGTATTTATATATAATTTATAAATATATACTATATAGGCGAAAAAATTAAAACCTGGTCAGCACCAGGGAAAGAAAAACAAGAATAACGCAAGAATAAGCATAAAAATAAAATCGTGAAACAAAACCGTGGAACACAGAAAAGGCAACAGAGCCATAACGAGTGAGCCGCGGTTTTTCAATACATAAAAAGCAGAACTGACTAAAAGTCAAAACAGAGATAAACGCGAAAGAGCAAAAAGCAGTCGCGTGATTAAGTTCTGCACTAAAAAAGAAAGGACACACCAACGAATGAGCCAAACCGAAGAAATCGTCTATCTGCAGACGGAAGATATACACCCATACTTGAAGAACCCATGCCAGAACGAAAAGGCGGTTCCATACGTCGCAAATTCTATTCGCGAGTTTGGTTTCAAGGTTCCAATTGTCGTGGACGAAAGCCACACAGTGATATGTGGCCATACCAGACTAGCAGCGGCAAAGAGCCTCGGCCTAGAAGAAGTGCCGTGCATAATAGCAACCGACCTAACGCAGGAACAAGTACAGGCGTTCAGACTAGCCGACAACAAAGTCGCAGAGATTGCCGAGTGGGATGAAGAATTGCTGCAGGACGAGCTGGACGATTTAACCGACATATTCGACATGTCAGACTTCGGGTTCTTTGATGGACTAGACCAGGAAGAAGAACCGGAAGCATACGAAGATGATTATGATCCAGAATTAACGGCCATACCGAATGCTGTGCTTGGCGACATATACCAGTTAGGCGAACACCGCCTTATGTGTGGATCCAGCACAGACACAACAGACGTCGAGCAATTGATGAATGGCGAGGTTGCAGATTTATGCATTACAGATCCACCGTACAACGTCGACTACGAGGGCAAAGCGGGCAAGATTATGAACGACAAGATGGGCGATGCGAATTTTTATCAATTCCTTTATGACTTCTACGGAAACATGCTCGCTGCATTAAAGCCAGGAGGAGCGTTTTATATTTTCCACGCTGACTCCGAGGGTATAAATTTCAGAAACGCTTTAAAGCAAGCGGGGGGGGAAGTTAGGGAGTGCCTAATCTGGGTGAAAAACCACATGGTACTCGGACGCCAGGACTACCAATGGAAGCACGAACCGTGCCTTTACGGATGGAAATCCGGCGGCGCCCACTTCTTCATCGATGACCGGTCGCAAACAACAGTCATAGAGAATGAGCTGAACTTTAGCAAGATGACTAAGGCGCAGCTGATTGAATACATCAAAGAACACCAGGACGATGGAGCGGCAAGCACAATCATTCATGAAGATAAACCGGTGGCGAGCGACCTGCACCCAACAATGAAGCCGATTAAACTGGTCGGCCGATTAATGGCAAACAGCAGCAGCCAGGGCGAAATTGTTGTGGACTTCTTCGGAGGTTCCGGTTCGACGCTGATTGCTGCGGAGCAATTAAAGCGTAAGGCCTACTTGATGGAGTTAGATCCACGCTTCGTCGATGTGATAATCGACCGCTGGCAGAAGATGACCGGCAAGAAAGCGAAACTTCTAAACGAAGAAACAAACCCAAACAGAAAAAAGAAATAAACAGGAGGTACAGCAGAGCGGAGGTGAGCGAAACACATGGGAAGAAAGAAAGTCAAAATTGATTATGACACCGTGAAGAACTTAGCCAAAATCTGCTGCACACAGGAAGAAATAGCGAGCGTTCTGGGATGTAGCGTTAAAACCCTACAACGCAGAAAGCAATTCAATAAGGCGTACCAGGACGGCTTGAACGACGCCAGGGCGAGCCTGCGACGGCTGCAATGGAAGTCAGCCGCCAGCGGGAACATAACAATGCAGATATTTCTCGGCAAGAACCTGTTAGGCCAACGCGACAGGTTTGCAGAGGATGAGCGCTCCGAGGATAAAGAAAAGGTAACAATCATCAACGACTTGCCGCAGGAGCCGCAAAACGAAGCACCAGAGCCGCAGGAAGAACAACGGTCGAGCAATTCCACCACCCAGGCAGGAAACGCGCAACAGCAGGAGGGTGAGAATTGATGGCAGGAATTACAGACACACCAGGAAAAGTGGTGAGCATTCGAGAAATCATAATCCCTGCATATTACAGCACGTTCAACGCCAGCAGGACATACACGCATAAGATTTTCGACAGCGGCCGTGCAGGAACAAAGTCCAGCAGGGCTGGCATTAAAGCGATTTACAAAATCATAAGTGATCCACATTGCTCGGTTGTGGCATTGAGAAAGCACCACAACAAGTTAAAGAAAACGATTTATAAAGAAGTTCTGCGAGCCATTGGTCGTTTAGGTCTAAGCAAAAAGGACTTCAAGATAACAGTTTCACCGATGGAAATCACGTACAAGAAATATGGAACCACGATATATTTCACTGGATCCGACGGCATAGACGATACAAAGGGTATCATCGACGAAGAGAACCCAATCAAACTTGTAATAATTGACGAGTTGACGGAGTTCTTCGACGACGGTGACGGCGAGGACGAATTGATGAACATTGAGGCAACATTCGTCCGTGGTAATTCAGATGAGTTCACAATGGAGTATTATTTCAACCCACCGAAGAACCAGAAAGCACCGATAATGCAATGGGTTGATAAGATGTGCCGCCGACCAGATACAATCCGCATTCATACAACATTCAAAGATGTACCGGTTAAGTGGCTCGGCAAAAAGTTAATAGACAGCGCCGAAGAGTTGCGCCGTAATGATGAAAAGATGTACCGCTGGGTTTGGTTAGGAGAATGCGTCGGAATTGACGACGTAATATATTACATGTTCGAACCAGAACGGCACGTAAGTGACCGATTTAACTGGGCGGATATAGCCTATATAGGCATAGGCGTCGACTATGGCCAGAAGAATGCGACGACATACCAGGCGTTCGGTTTGGATATGAAGAACCGCAAGCTGCGAGGCGTAGGCGAGTACTGGCACAGCGGAAGAGATACAGGAAAGCAGAAAAGCCCGAGCGAATACGCGCAGGACTTCAAGGCATTTAAGGAACGCCTGGAAAGCCCACAACCAGCAACGTACGAGGCAGCAGTTGAGCTGCAGCATAACCCAGAAGCAAACACACCAACGACCAGGAAGAAAGTGACAGATGTGTTCATAGATCCATCTGCACAGGGCCTGGCCGAAGAAATCAGACGTTTGTGTCCGGACGTTATGATCCACAACGCGAAGAACGACGTAGCCGTTGGCATACAACGAGTTAGCAAATTATTAAGCCTGCAGGCCATGACATACCACCCAACACAGAAGAACCTGCAGGAAGAAATGTATTTATATCAATACGACGAAAAGTCAATCGAGGCAGGAAAAGAAGTTCCGGTCAAGGTTGACGACCACGCATGCGACGCGCAGCGTTACCTGGTTATGGGTTACTGGCGACGCATGGCCGCCATTTTGCCAGGGCTGGCACTTGGCGATAAAAAGGAGGCAAGCGAAGAATGAGCATTCAAAACACAACAGAAACAACGCTGGAGATTGCAGAAAGAAAACTAGTAACAAACGAAAGCGATTGTCTAACGGCCGTGCGCGGCTTCATTAAGCAGGTTCTAAACCGCGACGTGCTTGCAACGGAATATCACGCATATATAAGCGAGTGGCTGCTTTGGTACAAAGGCAAAGTCGAAAGTTTCCACACATACAATCACTTCAACGGCCACAGATACAAGAAATGCAGCCGTTTCAGTTTAGGATTGCCGAAGCAAATTTGTGAGCAGTGGGCGTCATTGCTTTACAATGATAAAGTTTGTTTCAATCTGGACAGCGACACGAAAGCAGGAAGAGCAGAGTTTGACGATAACGCGATATTAAAGGAGATTTTAGAAAAAAATAAATTCTCGGTTAAGTTTAGCAATCTTGTCGAAATGTACATGGCATTAGGAACAGGAGCAACAACGGAATATAAGGACGCAAAAGGAAACGTTAAAATCAATTACATTTACGCACCTATGATATTCCCGCTGGAAGTAGAAAACGGCGAAATTGTGAGCTGCGCGTTTGGATCATACACCGGCAACGAATACTTCGTGGAAGTACACCAGCGCCAGGCAAACGATACGTACAAAATCAACAATTACCACTTTGTAGAGAAAGCAAGCGAAAGCAGCAAGTACGAAGTTATCCAAAAAGACGGCGTCGTAGATGAATACATTTCAGATGTTAAAATGTTCCAGATTTACACGCCAAACATAAAGAATAATATTTCTATTTTTTCACCGTTCGGAATTTCCGTTTATGGAAATGCACTGGACGAAATAAAGACAGCAGACCTCGTGTACGATAGTTTCAAAAATGAGTTCTTGTTAGGAAAGAAAAAAATCTTCCTACGCGAGGGCGCGGTTAATTACAAGATCATTACAGACGAAAAAGGGCAACCACAGACGGTGCCTATTTTTGATGAGAACGAAACAGAGTTCTTCGCAATCCAGGATGTAGACGACGAAGGCGGAAAGCAAAAACTAATCGAAGAGAGCAATCCGCAGTTGCGCGTCCAGGAACACACAGAGGGCATGCAGACAGCGCTAAACACAGTTGGCAAGGCCGTAGGGTTTGGCCTTGATTATTTCACGTTCAAAGGAAACGGAACGTACCAGAACACGACACAGATCATATCTACGAAGAGCGAACTATATACCAACATTAAGCAGCACGAAAAAGTACTGGATGGAGCGTTGAAAGATTTAATCAAAGCGGTCATGTATTTGCGCAATAACGCGACGTACGAAAAAGACATCACTATCGACTTTGACGACTCTATCGTAGAGGACAGCGCAGAAGTTAAGCGTCAGGCATTGCTAGAGTTAAACGCAGGAATAATCGACAACGTTCAATATTACCAGGACGTTTATAAGATGACCAAAGAGCAGGCTATTAAGTTTGACGAGGAAATCCGCAACAGAAAAGCAGCTGCAGAACCAGCGGAGCCGCTGGTTGATGAAGATAGCGACGAAGAGTTCATCACGACCGGCAGACAGACAGCAGGCCGCGAAGAAGAACAAGCAGCGGAAGAAAACGAGCCGGATAAGAACCCAATCAAGGAAGCAATTAAAAAGCCGGCAGATATTATCGACCAGGAGGGCGCGAAACAAGCGCGTGGAGGCCTCATTCGCATTAAGACGAAGAAGTAGCCACAGGTGACGAGAAATGCTAACAGACAAGCAAATAGAGGCCCTGTGCGAAGAGTTGGTGGCCATTTACAACAGAATGGAAATGCAACTATTCAAAGACGTTATAATGCGGTTCCAAACATACGAGGAAGCAACCGGAGCGTTGAAGTGGAACTTGAACCAACTGGAAGAGCTGGGTTTATTAAACCGACAGGCGGTCGAAACGATATCCAAGTATTCTGGACGAGGCAAAGAAGCCATCCGAGAAATGCTGAAGAAAGCACAGTTCGCAAATTTTGATAAGGACGACCTGCAGGAAGCGTATAAAAGCGGCATGATCCAACTAAGCATGGAGCAGCTGCAGAAGCTGCCAATTGTCAAGCAGTTACAAAACGCGGCATATAAAGGCTTTGTCAACGACACGATCAAGTTGATAGAAACAAAGGCCCTGGAGTCCACGAAGCAGGCATATATGACGGCACTGAACCAGGCATATATTGAAAGCGCAAGCGGCACGTACAGCCATAACCAGGCAATCACACGAGCAATCGAAGCAATGGCCAAACATGGCATATACGGAGCGACGTACAGGCGCGAGGATGGCACAATCCGGCGCATGAGCATAGAAGCAGTAGTCAGACGCGACGCAATCAGCGCCAGCACTAGGCTGGCCAATGACACAATGGCAAAATGCGCAGAAGAGATGGGCGCGGAATATGTCGAAACAACTTCACACCTGGGCGCCAGGATAGGCGACGGCCAACACGACCACACAAACCACGCCTGGTGGCAGGGCAAGGTTTACGCATTACACGGCAAAGGGAGCGCAGAAGCAAACGAGGCCGTGGGATATGAAATTCAAAACTTTGCAGATACCACAGGTTACGGCGAAGTTGACGGCATAGGCGGCGTTAATTGCCGGCACCGTTTCTTTGCATTCTTTCTAGGGATAACAACCCAGGCGGCGGAGCATTACGACGAAGAAAAGAACGCGGAAATATACCAAGCAACGCAGAAGCAGCGCAGGCTGGAACGTAATATCCGTCGTTGGAAGAAAGTACGCGACGCCATGAAAGCGATGGAAGATACACCAGAAACAATGGCGGCTGCAGATAAGGCGCAGCAGCACATTGATAAATTAAGTCAAATATTGGAAGCGCACTGCGACAAGTACGAATTAAGAAGATCATCCGCAAGGGAGCAATACAAGTAAGAAAAGACAGGAGGAAAACACCATGAGCAAAGACAACGAAGAAGCCGGCGTGTGGCGATATATAAACGGCCATCCTGTTTTTATTAAAAACAAAGTTCCAGCGGACGCTTTAAAGGCCGCAATAAAAGAACACTACGCGGCCAAAGGAAATAATGAATATAAATTGAAATACTGCACTGACAGTATGGATAGATGGGTTATTACTAAAAATTCAGAGTATCAAAAGGCAGAGCAGCTGCCAGTTATTGACGGTGAATTTGAGTTTATGGGAGAAAAGTACAAATATATCCCAAGAACTAATTTCTTTGACCATAAACCGGAAGAAATCGACATACTTAATAACATAGCGAAAAATTATGGAATTAAAGTCCAGTTGATACCAAAAATAAATATTCCAAACGGAATAAGTACACCAGATGCATTTTTTATATGGAGAAATGGCATTCCGGAAAGATGGGATCTAAAACGAATTTCAGGAAACGGGAAAAATACGATTATTAATTCGGTTTTGTATAAAGAAAGACAATCGCATAAATTTTTATTTTATATTAAACCAGAGTGCAAGTTTTCTAACAAAGAAATAGCACAATACGCAGATAACATATTCAGATATCCAAACACACAATTCGTTGATGAAATTGCAGTAATGCGTGAAGGAAAGATTGAAATCGCATTAAAGAAAAAATAAAAAAACAAGCAAACTCTGGCTGACACGCAATTAAGCGATAAAGGGTGCCACAGCTTGCTTGTATCCACATTAAACACCAAAAAAAGAAAAAATACAAGTCGCAAGAGAAATCTTGCTTTTTATTTGCAAAATAGGTGAACACGTCTGTGGTGGCCGTTAAACGCAAACACAGGCGACACATAGAAGCAGAACAATGTTCATACAAGATAGGGAACGCACGGCCGCGAGAGCGAACGGACGGAACCAGACAGGAGGAGAAAATGAACGGAACAGAAAACACAACAGCAACAAACGCAGCAGAGAACCAGGAAGTCGAAAACACAGCAGGAGCAGAAGTTGCAGCGCAAGAAAATGCGACAGCAGAAGCACAGCAAGGCAGCCAACCAGCAGAAGAAGAAAGCCAGAGCGCACAAGAAAGCGCAGGACAACCACAGAATGCAGCTGGAGCAAGCCAGGGCCTGGATGAGTTTTTGAATTCAAACAAAGCGTTCAAAGCAGAGTTTGACCGTCGAGTTGCAAAAGCAATCGACACGTACAAGCAGAACCACAGCGGAACGCAGCAGAAGCCAGCCGTAGACGATGTGGCCGTGGGTTCATCATCCGAGCAGAAGTCCGAGAACATTAAACCGGAACAAGAAGCAACAGGGAACGACAATCCAGATCCAGAAGCAGCACCAGAAAAGCCAAACGATATCGGCGCATTGATTGCAGCAGAGGTCGAAAAGGCAACTAATAAAATCAAGTTCGAAACATGCTTGCAAAGAACAATGGAAAAAGCGGGCATTAAAGACACGATCGGTTATCTGGCGCATATCGACGTCGAAGATTTAAGAGCGCATTATGACGCGAAGAAAGACACAATCGACGGTTACGAAACTGTGGAGGAAGAAATGAGAAAGTCATATCCGCATTACTTTGCTACCGGAACTGCAACAGGCGCGGCGCATGGTACATTCGAGAAAGAAAGCACTGCACCGCTGTCATTAAGAGAAGCATTAAGTGCCGCAATAAACGGCAAACGCTAAAAATTAAAAATAAGAAAGTAGAGGAAAAAATAAAATGCCAATTACACTAGCAGAGTCAAAAGTAGGAATGCGCGATAAAGTTGCGCAAACAGTAGTAGATGAATTCCGTCGTTCAAGTTTCTTACTTGATCAATTAGTTTTTGATAACGCAGTTTCACCAGCGACAGGTGGTTCAACATTAGTTTATGGATATACAAAGTTGATGACTCCATCAACAGCGTCATTCCGTGCGTTAAATTCTGAATACACAAAGAACGAAGCAAAGCGCAAGGAAGCAACAGCGAAGCTCGCTATTTTCGGTGGCGCATTCTCTCTTGACCGCGTTATTATCGAAACAGCAGGCGCGGTTGACGAGTTAGACTTCCAGGTTAAACAGAAGATTGAAGCAGCACGCAACCTCTTCCACTGGGCGTTAATTAACGGCGATAACACAAAAGATAATCAGTTCGACGGTCTTGCGAAGATGTTAAGAGGAACATCAACAGAAATCGCAGCAACAGGAATGGACCTCTCCACAACACAGAAGATGACAGACAACGCAGACGCGTTCCTTGACACATTAGACGCATTTATGTCAAACCTAGAAGGCAAGCCAACAATGCTTTTAATGAATTCTGTTATGTTAACAAAGATTAAGGGTATCGCACGTCGCAAGGGCTACTATTCCAGAGTTGAGGACGCATTCGGTCGCCCGGTTGATTGCTGGGATAATATCCCAATGATTGACCTCGGTAAGTTCTACGATGGCGCGAAGAACAAGACAGTTGACTGTATCGAAATCGCAGAATCAGCAGGAACAACATCCATTTATGCTGTAACACTTGGCCTTGACGCATTACACGGCGTTACACCAAGAGGCGACAAGATCATCAGCACAAACCTTCCAGATTTAACACAGCCTGGAGCAATTAAGACAGGTGACGTTGAAATGGTTGCTGCCATTGCTTTAAAGAATTCTCTAAAAGCCGGCGTATTAACAGGTATCAAAGTTAAGTAACAGCGACATAACAAAGAGCAAAACCAGGCCTCCAGGTGAGCGCCTGGTTGCTTTCTTTTAGAACGGAGGAATAAATGCAATTTGTAGATTTTGAATATTACAAAACCAAATTCAAAGGTTCGCTGCAGGAGGATGAATTCAACCAACTAGCACGCGAAGCCTCCGCAATCGTCAACAGATTAACCATGCGCAGAATTAACGCAGACGCGCTGCAGGGCCAACCATACGAAAAAGATGTAAAGGACTGCACGTGCGCGGTTGCGGAAAAGATAGAAGAAATGCAGCGAAAGGAAGAAGCGGCAAAGATTGCGTCAGAAACAATCGGCCCGCATTCCGTCACATTCAGAAATGAAGCGAAAACGACCGAAGCAGAAAAGCAAATCGAATATAAGCGAGTTGTTGAAATTTATCTGTTTGGAACAGGCCTGCTTTATAGAGGGCTTGGTTGCACATGCTGACAAACAAGATAGTTGAAATGTTCCCACACACATGCACGATTTACCACAAACACGGTGACGATGAATATAAGCGTCAGGTTTTGGAGGGCGTATTCTGGTACGGCCCACAACTGCTAAAATTAAGCGGAAAAGGCGTCGAAGCGACGACCAACACAACGGTTATTATTCCGAAAGAGATAGCAGACACGGCAGAGATTGCAGAAGGTGATTACGCCGTAAAAGGTACAGGCCCAGAGATAACGAGCATGCGAGAGTTGGAACAATACGAAACAATTACAATTAGTTCGATTAGCACGAATTACTGCGGACGGCCAAACGATAACAAGGTGATAACCGGTGTCTGATGATAAATTGATGACGGTTGATATATCCGGAATAAGAGCTGCAACGTCAAACCTAACAAGGACGTTAGGGTTAGAACCGGACGGCCCAGCGCAAAAGTTCTTTACACAAGAAATGATGCGTCAAACGGATAAATATGTGCCAATGGATACTGGCATGCTTGCAGGAAGCGCACAGAGGTTTATGGAACCGGACGCCGTAGTTTATTACGCACCATACGCGCAATATTTGTATTACGGCAAATTGATGGTAGATCCTGAAACATTAAAGGGCGCGTTCCATGATGAAGAAAACAACATGTTCTGGTCAAGACCAGGCGTGCCAAAAATTCTGGATCCAGACGGCAGAAGCTTGCAATACGACACGTCAAAGCACCCACTCGCAGGGCCTATGTGGGCCGAACGTTCGTGGGCCGACAACGGCGAAAAGATAACTGCAGAAGTCGAAGAATTTATCATGCGGAGGTACATAAAATAAAATGAGCAAACCGGAAAGCATTGTCGAGGCAATTAAGCAATATTTTGATGAATGCCCACTGATTAAGAAGATGGGAGCGAAAACAAAGGTGGAGTTCTTAAAGGACGATACGCGTTCGTTCAGCATTGAAACAGTACCAGGGCCGTCAGTTATTGAAAATTACCTGGACGGCGTATCAGAGCGCCAATATCGTTTCAACTTGGTCGCACGTTTCAATTATTCGGAAGAGGCGCGCATGAATATCGAAAACAGCCGGTTCTTTGAAGAACTGGCCGCATGGATTGAAAAACAAAGCGACGAAGAAAGACTCCCAGAATTGCCGCAAGGGGATGAAGCGGAGGAATTGAACATCACAACAACTGGTTATCTATTTGCGGTCACAGCAGACTGGAGAATAGCAAGATATCAGTTGCAGCTGCAACTAGTGTACATTCATGACACGAAAGCAGCCAAATAAAAAAACAGAAAGTGAGGAATTGAGATAATGGGAAAAATTAAGCGTTCATTATTAAAATCATTTTTAAACACAGATCCAACAAAGACTGGCGGCCAGGAAAAGTGGGCGTTGATTAACAAGGGCGTAACTTCGCAGAAGTTCCAGTACAACCCAGAAACAACAACTGAAACATACATCGGCGAAGATAGCGCAACAACATCGGTAGACTCCTATAAGGTTAGCGTTCAAACACCAATGACAGCATTCAAGGGCGATCCAATCTTTGAATACGTAGACGCGTTAAGAAAGAAGAGAGCAGTCGGCGAAGATTGCGAAACACAACTCCTTGTTGTTAATGCATACGACAAGCAGACAGATGGTTCATTCTCTGCAGAATTAAACCAGGTGACAATTCAGATTACAGAGTTTGGAGCAGACGGCGGAAAGCCATTAGAAGCACCATTCACAATCGCGCTTAATGGCGATCCAGTGTATGGAACGGTTACGTTTGAAGCAAACGGCGCTGCTAAGTTCAAGAAAGCAACAACAGCACCAGGCGTCGGCGGTTAAACATAACGCAATATGAGGCAAGTTCACATTAGTGGCTTGCCTCTTTATTTTTTAAGTTTTAAGTAAAGGAAACATGCTTGCAAATATTTAACAAGCACAAGAGGAGAATAAAAAATGACAGACAGAAGCAATCAACAAGCAATCAATAAAATCAGAATTAAACGTCGCGAGGATGAAGTCTATCGCATTAACATAAGCGATGACGGCCAGGAAATCGTCTTCGATTTATTAGATATTAACCTGCCATATAAGGTCAATAAAGCATTTACAGACGTCGAAAGAAATCTCCAAGTTTGCGAGGGCAATGTTATAGCAATTCGCAATAAATACAAGAATCAGAAGCCAACTAAAAAAGGCATGCTGACACAGGAAGAACTGGAGATCCAGAACGAGTACAGAAAAATGTATCAAAAAGACCGCGAGGCAATGGATGAATTGCTGGGCAAAGGAACCATGCAGGCGTTGTTTGGTGATAGCAATTATTTGACTATGTTTGATGATTTATTCGAGCAATTAGAGCCGCATTTAAGCCGCCTAGAAATTAACGTAGACAGCGTCAAGGAACGCTTGAAGAAGAAATATCACATCGGTGAAAACCGCGGCGATAATGGCGCTGTATTGAGCTGAGAGAGGCAGGCATGAGATATCCACAGGCAATCGAAGTAGACGGCCGCAGGTTTCCGATAAATACATCGTACCAGACGGCCATCCGATGTTACAAAATCGTCCAGGACGAAGCAGTGACAGACGCAGAGCGCGGCGCAATAGTAATGCTTCTATTGCTGGGTGACATTCCGCAGGATCTAAGCGTTGACGGAATGAAGAGGTTGCAAGAATTGCTTGTCAAATATTTGCAATGCGGAAAAGAGCCGGAACAAATAAGAGAAATGGACGAAATCTTGACCGAACGCGAGCCAGATATGGACTACACGTACGACATGGGCTTGATAATCGCGTCATTCATTAGCGATTACAAAATAGATTTATCCGAACCAGAAAACGAAACAATGCACTGGTGGAAGTTCATTGATTTATTAAACGGCCTAAGTCCAAAGTCAGCGCTAAACCGCGTGCGAGAAATTCGCAACAAAGACCTGGGTGATTACAAAGACAATCCAAAGGCAATGGAAGAGTTAATCCAGGCAAAGCGTCTGGTTGCATTACCAGAAAAGATAACAGAGAGCGAACAGGAAGCGCTGGACGAATTCGACAGACTACTACGAGGAGAAGTAAAGGAAAATGAATAAAACATAAAAGCATGCTTGCAAGGCGAGCATAGAACGGAGGTGCATACATGAGTCAAAGCATGATCCGAATAAACACGAAACTCGACGCCTCTGGGTTTAGTGCCGGCGCGGATAAGATTAAAAAGAAAATCGAAGAATTAAAGAGCGGCATTGAACGCATAGGAAATGCGTCGGCAGTTTCCGACGGCATGAAGAAACAAACCCTGGAGATGGAAAAGAATTTATCTATCCAGGAAAAGGCAGTCGAAAAGACGAAAAGCAAGATTGCAGAATTAAAACAGAAGTATGCAGAATTGGCCGAAGCAAAAGCTGCAAAAGAAAACAGTATCGCAAGCGGCGTAAAAAACGATAAGCAAAACATTTTCGAGGCCAGCCTTGAGGGTAACTTTGCAGAGAAAAACGCGTTGGCACAGGGCAAGTCAAAAGCAGAAGCGTCAGAAATAGGCGATAAAGCATTCGACGCGCACATGCAGAAGATTATCGACCAGCAGAAAGAAGCGGACAGTGGGTTCAAACGCATTTCAGCAAGCGCAAAGGATGTGGCCAATCAAATAGGTGAACAGAACCGCGAGTTATTAAAGCAAACAGCGCTGCGCAATACAATGCAGGCACAGGTTGACGGCCAAAAGAACGACGAGCGCCAACTTCTCAAGCAGGCAACTGCAATGCAGAAGTTTAAGGAATTTTTCTCGAATAAAGGAAAAGGCGCAGGATCCAACGGCGGCGGAATTTCCAACTTGGCCAAAGGCATAGGCAACGCATCTGGCGGCATAAAAAATATGCTGGGATTGATGGGAAGATTTACGTTGATGACTTTCGGTGTAATGTCGGCATTCCGAGGAATTAAACAAGCCATCGGCGAGGCGGTCAGCCAGAGCAAAGAACTGCAGGCAGCCATTGCCTCAATCAAGATGGTGGCGGCTGTAGCGGTTCAACCGATTGCGGAGGGATTAATTCGTGGATTGGCCAAAGCCGTGAGTTTCATTGCGGCAATAATTAAGGCATTGACCGGAGTCGATATTCTGGCCAGGGCGGCTGCTGCGTCTGCAGAAAAGCAGGCAGGAGCAGCCAAGAAAGAAGCGGACGAAAGAAAGCGGAGCCTGGCGTCTTTTGATGAAATCGAAGTCATGCAAAAAAACGACACAGACAGCGGCGGCGGAGGCGGTGCCGGAGGTTTAGGGTTCAGCGATTTATTGCAACAGGTTGACCTGGGCGAGAGATTGAAGAACACCCTCGGAAAAATTAAGACACTGTGGGATGAAACAACCAAGAAAATAAAAGAGGCCTGGACCGCCAACGATAACGGCGTTCGAATAATGTCAGCATTGAGCGGAATGGCGAGCGATTTATGGAATTGGTTTGACCGCATTCTTGATGCAACGATTGAGTGGGTTAAGAACCTAAACCTGGAGCCACTATTCAACTCAATAGCAAAGGCGGTAGAGGCCATGCGGCCTGTATTTAACGATATCCTGGGTATTCTTGAATGGATATACAACAATGTCGTCCTACCGATAGCGAAGCTGCTATTAGAGGAAGTTATCCCGGCTGGCCTTGATGTTATCGAGGGCGCGCTGAAAGCCATTCATTCAGCAATAGAAGCACTGGCGCCGTTAGCACAAGATCTCTGGGATAACATTTTGAAACCGGTCGCAGACTTCCTGGGCGACGCATTCGTCGGAGCGATAGAAGTCGTGGCGGACGCATTGAACGGATTGTCGGACTGGATAGACAACAACCAGGAAACATTCGCGACATTAGTCGGAGTTATTGCTGCGTTAGTTGGAGCATTTGAGGGAATAAGCGGCGCCATGAAAGCCGTTGATGTTGTCAGCAAATTAGTTTCCGGAGGCATTGCTGCCGTATCCGGAGCATTAGCGTTCATTACTAGTCCGATAGGCATAGCAACTATCGCAATAGGCGCGTTAATCGCTATCCTGGTCGCATTAGTTCTTAACTGGGATAAGGTAAAAGAATTCGCGATAAATTGCGTTAATGGAATAAAGGAAGCATTCGGAAAAGTTGCAGCATGGTTCAAAGATAAAGTTCTTACACCGCTGGGCGACTTCTTTAATGCATTCAAAGAAACCACGCTGCAGATATTGCAGGCAATCGCGACAGCATTCAAAGCAACCCTGGACGGCTTCGCAGCATTGGTTCGTTGGTTTGCCGACTTGATAGTTAGCACATTCAAGGGAGCGTTTGACGGTCTTGCAAAATCGTTCAACGATACCGTAAATGCGATAGAGCAAATCTTTAACGGCATAATCCAGTTTATAACCGGAGTATTTACAGGGAACTGGAGCCAGGCATGGCAGGGCGTCGTTAATATCTTTAACGGAATAGTTGGCGGTATTGTTTCTATTTTCAAGCTGCCAATTAACGGCGTAATCGGACTGATCAATGGCTTTATTAGCGGAATTAACCAGGTTCGAATTCCAAGCTGGGTGCCAGGCTTTGGTGGTATGGGAATAAATATCCCGAGCATTCCATATCTGGCCAAAGGCGCAGTCATTCCACCAAATAAACAGTTTGTCGCAATGCTGGGTGACCAAACACACGGAAACAACCTGGAAGCACCGGAGGGCTTAATCCGACAGATTGTCAGAGAGGAAGCCGGAGGCTTTAACCAGGAAGCAATCGCGTTGTTAAGAATAATCGCGTCAAAGAACTTCTCAATCACCAAACGAGAAGCAGGCGCTGCAGCAGTTGAGTACATCAATGACGAAACAGAAAGAACAGGAAACAGTCCTGTTCTTTCGTTTTAAGGAGGATAAACAATGGCAAAAATGAGCGTTTATAAAGTTGACGGCGTGGCATTGCCACCGGTTATCCGAGGCAACGCCAAGTACAGCGAAAACGACCTGGCGGAGGAAGCGTACCGCGACGCGCTGGGCTTTACACATAAGAAAACCGTACGGTTCGGCGTTAGAAAAATCGAGCTGTCGTGGCCACGCCTAACAGACGACGAGTTAAATTTGATTGCAGATTTAACAAAGGGCAAGGAGTACTTCAAATTTGAGTATTACGACCGCAAGAAGAAAACTGCAGGCGTGATCCAAGAAGCGTACAGCGGCAACACATTGAAATACACAATAGACAAGGGCGCAACGAATAAGAAAGTCTGGAAAGATATTTCCATTTCAATCGTTGAACGATAAGGCGCAGGAGGAGGTTAAGAATGGCACAAAGCACAAGTCAAAAAACAATCATCCAGGAAGCCTTAAAGCGCGAGTTTACGACGGAAACAGGCAGGCCGAAGAATTACACCATTAAAATCAAAAACGGCCCTACATACACAGGAAACAACCTGTCAGACGGCGGCGTATCAATTACCGAGAGTCTAAGTTCCAATAATTCGTTTGACCTAGCAGCAGTAGAAAAGCCAACAATTGAGTTTACATTGTTAAACCTTGAAAGAAACATCGGTTTATTAAAAGGCAAGGAAGTAGAGCTGGCGATTACCGTCGGCTCTATGGCCATGCCAGCAGGAACATATATTATCGATAACGCAGAGAAGCAAAACGACCACTTGTACAACATAAAGGCGAGCGGCATGCTTGCAAAGTTCAACCAGGATGTTAGCACTTGGTGGAACAAGGAAGTACAGTTCCCAATAACACATAGAAATTTGTTGATTTCTTTGTGCAATAAGGTCGGTATTGATTACCAACTGCCGCAAACATACACGAATAGCAACGCAGTAATTGCACAGAGAAATATGTACGTTAACGAAGCGACAGGCGCAACGTTCCTGGGTTATCTCCAGGAAATGGCCGGTTGTTTTTTCGTAACTTCCAGGCTACTGGATAACGGAAAAACGTTGACGATCAAGAAGATCACACAGCCAACCGGTACACCAGGAATGGTTTACACCGGAAGCCATTATATAGGCACGGTTGAAATTGCAGACTACAACATTAAAAAAATTGATGTGCTGCAGATAAGAGCAACAAAGGACGATATAGGAGTTCTTGCAGGAAATAAGGATGGGAAAAACCCATATCTGATAGAGGGCAACCCTCTGCTTTACGGAATGGCGTCGGCCGATTTGCAGCCGATAGCAACGGCTATATTTAACGAATTAAAAGACGTGCAATATATACCATTCACGGCCAGCATGATGGGCGTGCCATATATTGAGCCAGGCGACACGATCCAATTCAATACACCAGCAGGAGCAACAATCAAAACATTGCTAATGAAGCGCACGTTTGCAGGAACGCAGTTCTTTAAGGACGCCCTGGAAACAAAAGCGAAAGAGCAGCGCGAGAACCAATCAAAGCCAGCGCGCACAATAACGATATTGAACCAGAAGCTGCACGAGTTCGAAACATCAATCGAGAAGTTTAAAAGTAAGATTGCAGATATTGCAACAGAGGTAGGAAACGCGAATAAAGGCACGCGCCAATATTACCTGCAGACTGCATCGAAAGATACACCATCGAAGAATGACAGCGCCTGGTCTACCACAAAGCCGCCATCAATAGCAGGGCAGCACATGTGGTACATGCTCGCAGATATTACAGCGAACGACAACGAAGTGCGCCATGAACCGCTGGAATTAACCGGCATAAAAGGCGACACAGGGCGTGGAATAGTAGGTACGCCAGAAATTACATACCAAGCAGGAAGCAGCGCGACAACGCCACCAACAGGCGAGTGGCTGGCCAATATTCCGTTAGTTAATGAGGGCTACACTTTATGGATCCGTGCGGTTTATAAGTACAGCGATGACACGACGTCGGAAGTATTCTCTCCATCAATAGCAGGAAAGACCGGCCGAGGAGTCAAACAAGTAACGCCGGAATATTACCTGTCAACTTCAAAAACAGAACCAACAGGCGGAACCTGGAACGCAACACAACCAGAAAAGACCAACGACACGTGGGTGTGGATAAGATATAAAACAACATTCACAGATGAAACGGTCGGTTATTCAGACGCAACGAAAGACGATGTGCTGAATGGCCTGGTTGAATTGACAACAACCAACAAGTCGACAATCGAGCAACTTAATGGAGGCATAACGCACCTGGTAAACCAGACAACAGAAAATCGCAAAGGCGTCGACTCTGTAAAAACAGAGCTGCAGACATTGCAGCAGCAGACGGCCGACGGCTTCAGTCGTACAATCCAGCGTTCAGAGTTTGACAAGACAGTCGATACAATCACAGAGAAACTGGACGAAAACGGCTTGCATATTGGTAGCGATAAAGAGGACACGGTTACAACGGTCGATACAAACGGAGTCAACGTTAAAAAATCAGACGGAACGTTACTGGCAAAGTTTGATAAAGTCGACAGTATGCTCGCATACCTTCGTGTTTTGGAATATTTGAGCGCAGGCGCGCACAGAATAGAGGCAAAGACAACCGTCGCAGAAATAACAGAATTCACAGGTGGAAAGATAAAGACCGCAGAAGTTAAAGCGTCAGTAATTAACTGGATTGGAGATATAAAGACTTATGGTAATGCTTAGTAATAATTGGCAAGTAGTCGCAGAGGCGACCAGGGTGCCAGGAGCAGCACGCGTCACATACAAATTATGGGCACGCATTAATCCGCAGTACCACAGCATAGAACTGAACCGCGACTGGGTAGAAGTTCAGACAACATACGAGCTACACGTCGGTTATATTTATTCCGGAACTTGGACGTTTACCGGAACCGGATGTTCAACTGTATCTGGAGGCGGAACACTAAGAAACAGCGGCACATTACTGGAGGGTGGCTTCTGGGCTGGGCATAACAATAACGGTGATTATTCCAATTCCATAAATGCTGATTTAAGTTTTTACTTCTCGGCAGCTGACGCATACCTGGAAGGCGCAATCGAACTTCCGAATATTCCACGAGCCAGCGGCGCAGTTTGGAAGAATAATAAAAACAGGGCAAAGTTGGACGGTGAGAACACCGAAACAATAACCCTACTAATTGATAAGAAAGTTCAGAAATACCGCCACAACATATCCTGGGTGGTTGGATCAAGCGGCCAGAAGTTGCTGCAGAAGAACGTCGACACCGAGTACGCATTCACGCCAACAGAGGACATGATCCAACACATGACAGACGCTCCGTACGTTTACGGAAATATTGTAATTGATACATACGCGTCCGGAGAACCAGGCGCGGTTTTAATTGGCACCAGATACGTCGGCTTTTTTATTGACCTACCACAAGAAAGATACGGCCCAATAATTACGGCTGCAGAAGTCAAAGAGATAGGCAATAACAAAGTAACTGATGAAAAAGTGTTCCGTTATTTGTCGCGTAAGAAATTGACAATGCAAGTAGAAACGCGCGGCTTTGCAACAATTAAAAATATTTACGTGGTTCACAATAAGCAGCAAACGCCGCTAAAATTGACCGACGGAAAATATACTGCAGAGCTGGAGGGAATGGTTGACGGCAACGTTCAGTTTGTAATTGAAGATAGCAGAGGCTTCGTAAAGGCCCAGGAATGGCGCGGAACATTCGTGCCATACTTTTATCCAACATTAACGGAGTTCAGCGCAGAACGCGACAATCCGACGGTTAACGACGGATATGCGAGCGCCAAAGGAACATATTACAACGGCGAAAGCAATCAATTAACAATCACCCTAAAAGACGAGCAGGGCCACAGCGTAAACTGCGCATATACGCCGAACGGAAATAACTTTGCAGTTAAGCAGAGAGTTAGCGGTTACCGATACGACCAAAACTATCAACTGACGCTGGTTTTAACTGATAGTTACGGACAGACAACCGAAAAATCATACGTACTGGCTGGTAATTTGTGGGCGATGATCTTGGCTAAACTCACAACTAGCGTACACATGCTATGGGTCAGAAAAAATGGTAATAGCCCGTGTGGTATCTATAACGAGGGCGATTTATCAACGCTAGGTAGAACATACGCTAAAGGTGGACTTGCCGTTGGCGGCGATGATACGTTTATTGTGAAAGAATTTACGGCTGATGTCCAAGCAATAAAAGGACAACAGGCTGCATATATAAGTGTTCCTTACACTATTCCCGTAGGATATAAATTGCTTTGTTTCTATGATGCACACACTGTTACATGGTGTATAACAACAATAAAGAATGTAAGTGCTAATGCAATTATGACACACGTATATAACTGGTCTACGCCAAGTGATATAACACCGAAAAGTAAAGTTGTTGTTAGTGGACTGTTTGTTAAGTCTGCATAGAAAGGGAAATAATGCTTATAGATGGTTTAAAATTTACTGAAATCCCAAGTGGCAATAAAAGCGTTGTTACATTTCAACGTAAGGTGTTTGAAAACCTAAAGCCACTAATTGATAGTTTTGAAGTTGGTGTTATACATGAAATAAGTTTTGATGATGAGAATATCACACATAAAATGTACACTGAGCCAATGACGTTTTCAAAGACTAAAGATGGCTACATGATTTCGTTTATTTTGACGGACGTACCACAGAAAGATATTGAAGCAAATAACTTTAAAGAAGTTAGACCGCTTGTTAATGATGTTCTACAGACTGCTAGCGCTGATGTAGTTAAAAAGTATGTGTCATTCTTGGACCAGTGGACACCAGGGGTTAAATACAAAAAAGGCCAGCGTATTGGCTACAACGGTATTCCATACACCATTGAATCAGACCATACGGCAGCTGAAGGACAGACGCCTGATAAGACACCTTTGCTTTATGATGATTTAACAAAGGAAAAGAAAGCTAAGCCGTGGAACGAGAAAACAACCTATTCAAAAGGCGATTTAGTTATCGCACGTGGAATTGTGTTTATCTCTAACATTGACAATAACAAAGGCAATGAGCCGGCGTTTGGCAATGCTTGGGACTATTACAAAGAAAAGTAAATATTGCTATTAAGGCGACCAAAGCGGCCGCCTTTTTAGATAGAAAGAAAGAGGTGGAAAAAATGGCATTACAAGGAATTGACGTTGCAAGCTGGCAGCAAAGCCTAGACTTGCGACAAATTAGTTACGACTTCGTAGTTGTAAAGGCGACGGAGGGAACCGGCTATATCAACCCATGCTGCGACACACACGTGCAGCAGGCAATCGAGATGGGTAAATTATTTGGCGTTTATCATTACGCCAACGGAGGCGATCCAATCGCGGAAAGTAATTTCTTCTTGAAAAACATTCAAGGATATATCCGTAAAGGAATTCTGGTCCTTGACTTTGAGGGAGAGAGCAACGCGGCATGGAACGTTTATCCAAACGAATGGATCAAGGCCTGGTGCGATAACGTTTATAACCAGACAGGCGTGAAGCCATTAGTCTATATTCAGGCGTCCGCATTAGATAAGGTTGCAGGCGTAGGAGATTACGGCCTGTGGGTTGCAGAATACGCAGACAGCGAGCCGACATACTACCAGGACACACCGTGGAACGAGGGAGCGTACGCATGCGCAATGCGCCAATACGCAGGAGGAAACGGCCGCGTTTATGGTTATGACGGAGGCGTTGACCTTGATAAGTTCTACGGCGACGCAGAGGCGTGGATGAAGTACGCGAACCCAGGAGGCGAGTATATCGCACCAGCACCAACAGCGGCACCTGTGCAGGTTGCTGCAGCAGCACCAGCAGCAGACTCGACAATATACATCGTTCAAAAGGGCGATACATTGTCGGCGATTGCGGCACGCTATGGCACAACATATCAAAGCCTTGCTGCAATTAACAACATTCCAGATCCGAACAAGATTTATCCAGGACAAGAAATCGTGATCAATGGAGCAACTGCAGAAGCACCGTCAGCAGGCGCTGTTTATTACACCATCAAGCCTGGTGATACATTGAGCGGAATTGCTGCAAAGTTTGATACGACATGGCAGTGGCTGGCCGAAGTTAACGGAATTGAAAATCCTAATTTAATTTATCCAGGAAACAGCATTCGCGTAAGTTAAGAGGTTAAAGAGCATGATCCAGGCAATGAACCCTTTATTTACACCGATTTACAATACGGTTATTTCAGCCATTGCGGGTGGCGTCGTTGCGTGGCTTGTAGCAAAAATTAAGAGCATGAAGCAGCAAAAGGTAGACGAAGAAACAGAACTAAAAAACGACATGGCTGTGATGAAGCAGGGCATGCAAATTATGCTCCGCGGGCAGTTGTATAAATGGCACGACTACCTACGCGACAAGCCACAGATTACAGTCGATGAATTCCGCGAAGTCGACGAAATACATACGGTTTATAAATCGCTTGGCGGAAACCACACAGGCGATGAACTCTATGCAGAGTTAAAACAGAAAGGTAAGGTAATGAAAAGATGAAAGATAAACAATATTGGTTAAAGTGGGCGAAAGCCGCAGCAAGAAGAGCGCTAAAAACAGCAGCGCAAACCTTTGTGGCAACAATCGGAACAACAGCGACGCTGGGCGCCGTTGATTGGAAGCTCGTAGGATCCACAGCAGCGCTGGCTGCAATTCTATCACTCGGAACATCTCTCGCAGGGCTTCCGGAAGTAGAACCAACCAGCGACACCGAGGAAGATTTCAAGTAGCAAAAAACCCACCGGTGCGGTGGGTTCTTTTTTTATGCAATTTCTTCGAATGTTTCTGTATCTTCCTCGTTTTCAAAGCGCATGATAATAGAAATATTATTCATATTATCGAAGCATGCCAGGAAGTAGTCCAGGAAAGGCTTATATTCTTCCTGCTTCAAAGATAGACAATTTCTGTAGATAAAGGCGGCGTCATATCCGAATCGTTGGAGAACCGGAGCAGCGAGAAGAGAAGCAAACACGCGGTCGCCGTCTTTGCGTTCTGGTTCGGCAAGGTCGATATTTAGCAATTTCTGCGCATTTTCCAGTGTCATGTTTCCGACTGCGGTTATACCATTGCGATATTTTCCGATTAGTTGTTCGGGAATTCCGGACTTCTTACTGAGCGAATAAGCAGTTTCGCGGCTTTCTAAAATTTCTTGTACCATTTCAATTAAATTTAAGTTTTTCATTTATCCTCCTATTAGAAACGCGAGGTTTCTTTTTACGTATATACTAATAATAATGGTAGCGAGCAACAATATTTGCTATAAATATTATTAGTAATGATAAATAAAAAGTATTCAGTGGCCCCCTGAATGGCCCCCTGTTAAAAATATTCAACGAATAAAAGCGACACCACACAGTCAGAAAACGGCTAAAAATGGAGGTTTTAGAAATTGATAGCAACAGAAAAACAAATAAATTTGTTTCTGCTAAGCGGCACTTTATGAATTAAAGCCCTTCGAATGAAGGGTTTTTAATTTCCTTGGCAGTATTTTGGTAGGTTTTTATATAATCCAGACGTGAAAAGTTAGACACCACATTAAAAATGTGAAAGTTGAATTTATTCGTTCACAAAATTCTATAATGATATATGATTATTCCATAAGGAAGTGAAAAATGAAAAATAAACTGATTGATAAGCTGGATTTTGCAATTGGGTATTACGGTATTTTTCCTGCTGGATTTAGAGGATCTAAGAAGCCAACAATTCATTTTGTTGAAGGTACTCCTGAGGAAATAAAATTGAAAGCTATAAAAGTTTGGGAAGAAATTTTAGAAGAAGCTGCCGAGCAACGCGCAAACGGCATTTTTACCGAAGAGAATATATATTTGTAAATCAAAACATGTAAATTTGTAAGAAGCATTCGCATAATCTTTAAATAAATACATGAAGAACAGTAAAATACAACTTTTGGTATTTTAAAATTATTTCTACTTATCGGTGCTATAAAGAAATCGGAGTTTTTTGCTTTTGTGATATACATGTAGGCAGTACAATATAATAACAGTTAGCAACAATACACTAGATATAAAGCGGAGGTAATTGTATGGTACTTATATATCCCGAAGAAATAAAAAAGTTACAATCAATCTATAAGCCATATATGGTGAACTGTAAAATGAGAGATGACGCCCCTATTGAAGCTGTTGAGGCATTTGAAAAGTTCAAAGAGTGGGTTAATGAACAATATCGATTAGCAGGTATGGAATAATATATCAATGAAAATTGATTGGTTTTAATAGACCCTTTAGTGGTCTTTTTTTGATAATTTAAATAAATGATGTGCAAGTTTTCAATCCTTGAAAATGAAAAAGTGGGAATGATTTCAGAGAAAAAAATGAGGGATTTTCAGCATTCAAAATAATAGGGCTTTTAGAGGGGGAATTTATCGAAAAAAATGGGCATTCAAATAGAAAAATAATTCTTTTTTTATTATGCTATTGAAAGATAGGATTCAGTGGAGGTAAAAGTTGTGGATAGGATAGTAAAACGTAACGGGCAAGTTGTTCCATATGATGGAGCGAAGATTATTTTAGCGATAGAAAAATCTTTCCTAAGCGTAAATGAAAGTGTTGATCAAGCATATCTTTCTGACTTACTAGTGCAGATTGAAGCACAGTTTGAAGGTCGTCAAGAAGTTGATGTTGAAGAAATTCAAGATACTGTTGAAAAGATCTTGATGAAGAATGAAAAGTATAACGTCGCAAAGAGTTATATCTTATACCGTGAAAAGCGCACACAGATGCGTAATGATCGCCTTGAGTTAGTGAAACTCATCGGTGACGAAGAGTTGGAAGATGTTTTGGTTGATATCCAGAAGGCTTATCCAGACTATGACTTAAAGAGATTGTATGAGAAGTTCTCTACAATGTCTAAAGAAGGTCAATCTCTGAAAGATAGAATTGCTTTATTAACAAGAAGTTCTGCTGAACTTACAACGAAAGAAGAACCAAACTGGGAGAGAATTGCTGGACGTTTACTCAGTTACAGTATTGCTTGTGATTTAAAAGCGACTGAAGAGAAACTAGGTCTAACAAGCTTCTACCATAAGATTTCCTATATGATTGAACAAGGTCTATATGGAGCATATATCTTAGAAAACTATTCTCATAAAGAAGTTGATGAAATCGCAACATTAATTGACAATAAACGTAATAACTTATTCACATATAGTGGTTTGGACTTATTATCCCAACGTTATTTGATTCGTAGCCACCAACATGTTCTATTGGAATCACCACAGGAAATGTACATTGGTATTGCGATGCATTTAGCAATGAAGGAAACAAATGATCGTATCGGTTGGGTAAAGAAGTTCTACGATATGATGAGTTTACATCAGGTAACAATGGCAACTCCTACACAAGCAAATGCGAGAAAGCCATATCATCAGTTATCTAGTTGCTTTATCGATACTGTTCCAGATTCATTGGATGGTATCTATCATTCCATTTCTAACTTTGCTGACGTAAGTAAGTTTGGTGGTGGAATGGGTATGTATTTAGGTAAGGTTCGCTCCCGTGGTGGATCAATTCGTGGTTTTGAAGGTGCTTCTGGTGGTGTTATCCGTTGGATTCGTGTCATCAATGATACTGCAGTTGCGGTTGACCAACTTGGTGTAAGAGCAGGTGCTGTAGCAGTATATCTCGATGTATGGCATAAAGACTTACCTGAGTTCTTACAATTACGTACAAATAACGGTGATGACCGTATGAAGGCTCATGACGTATTCCCTGCGGTGTGCTATCCAGACTTATTCTGGAAGATGGTGAAGGAGGATATGAACCAAGATTGGTATCTTCTTGATCCGCATGATGTCCTCATGGTTAAGGGTTATTGCTTGGAAGACTTCTATGGCGAAGAGTGGGAAAAGAGATATTGGGAATGTGTACATGACAATCGTATCTCTAAACGTGTTCTTGTATTAAAGGAAGTTGTACGTTTAATCCTGAAGTCTATGGTAGAAACAGGAACTCCATTTGCTTTCTATCGTGATGCAGTTAACCGTGCAAATCCTAATAAGCACAAAGGTATGATTTATAGTTCTAACCTCTGTACAGAAATTGCACAGAACATGTCTGAAGTGAAGCAGGTTTCTCGTGTTATTCAGACAGAGGATGGTGATGAAGTTATCGTCACAACAACAAAACCAGGTGATTATGTTGTATGTAACTTGGCTTCATTATGTTTAGGCAATATTAATGTGACAGATCCAAAGGAAATCGAAGAAGTTACTGCAACTGTAGTGCGTGCTCTCGATAACGTTATCGATCTAAACTTCTATCCATTACCAAATGCAAAGGTAACAAACCATAAGTATCGTTCTATCGGACTTGGTGTCAGTGGTTACCACCACATGCTTGCAAAGAACCATATTATGTGGGAAAGTGAAGAACACTTGAAGTTTGTGGATGAAGTGTTTGAAAATATTGCGTATGCATCTATTAAGGCAAGTAATGCTTTAGCGAAGGAACGTGGAAGCTATCAATTCTTTGAAGGTTCTGAGTGGCAGACAGGTGCGTACTTCGACCAGCGTGGATATGACTCTGCACGTTGGAAAGAACTAAAGGATGAAGTACATGCAACAGGTATGCGTAATGCATATGTATTGGCAGTCGCTCCAACAAGTTCTACATCTATCTTAATCGGTACTTCAGCAGGACTTGACCCTGTTATGAATCGTTTCTTCTTAGAAGAAAAGAAGGGTTCTATCTTGCCAAGAACTGCACCAGAATTATCTGCAGATACATATTGGTACTACAAGACAGCACATACAATTGACCAGACTTGGTCAGTTAGAGCTGCTGGTATCCGTCAGCGTCATATTGACCAAGCACAGAGCTTTAACTTATGGATTACAAATGACTATAAGATGAGTCAGTTATTACAGTTATATGTACTAGCATATGATTGTGGAGTTAAGACTATCTACTACACACGTTCTAAGGCCTTAGATCCTGAGGATTGTGAAAGTTGTTCCGCATAGGAGGTAGAAACATGCAGACAGATCAGATTAATCGTAAACCGTTATTCAACCCTGAGGGTGATATTGATGTACGTAATCGTCGTCTTATCAACTTCAATACAACAAATATCAATGACTTCAATAATATGAAGTATAACTGGGTATCTGATTGGTACCGTCAGGCCATGAATAACTTCTGGGTTCCAGAAGAAATCAACTTGAATCAAGACAAGTCAGACTATCCGCATCTTAGCTTGGCAGAGAAGACAGCGTACGATAAGATTTTGAGTTTCTTAGTTTACTTAGATTCTCTACAATCTGCTAACTTACCAAACATTTCTCAGTATATTACTGCAAATGAAGTTAACTTATGCTTGTCTATCCAGACATTTCAAGAGTGTATTCACTCACAGTCATATAGCTACATGCTAGACTCTATCTGTTCTCCAGAACAGAGAAATGATATCCTCTATCAGTGGAAGACAGATGAGCACTTATTAAAGAGAAATAAATTTATTGGTGAACTCTATAATGAGTTCGTTGCCAAGCAAGATAAACAATCTTTCTTGAGAGTTTGTATTGCAAACTTTATTCTAGAAGGTGTTTACTTCTACTCTGGATTTATGTTCTTCTATAATCTTGCAAGAAATGGCAAGATGCCTGGAAGTGTACAGGAAATTCGTTACATCAATCGTGATGAATCAACACACTTATGGTTATTCCGTAATATATTAGTTGAATTACAGAAGGAAGAGCCAGAATTATTTACACCAGAAAATATTCAGATGATTCGCGATATGATGAATACTGGTGTTGAACAAGAAATTGCATGGGGACACTATGTAATTGGTGATGAAATTCCAGGATTAAATAAGCAGATGGTTACTGACTATATCAAGTATCTTGGTAATACACGTTTTGCGACATTAGGTTTTGGTAATCTGTATGAAGAATACGCTGAGGAACCAGAATCCATGAAGTGGGTAAAACAATACTCAGACGCAAACATGGTAAAGACTGATTTCTTTGAAGCTAGACCATCCGCATATGCTAAGAGTGGTGCAATTGAAGATGACCTATAA